GACATGATAATCTCCGGCGTGTCAACCGAAAAAGCATATGAAGATACTGATCCATTGATTAAAAGGGCAATTACGGTATACGCAAAAGCACACTTCGGGTGGAATAATCCTGATGCTGAAAAATTGGAAAAGGCTTATGTCTTGTTAAAGCAACATTTATCCTTGTCGTCCGAGTATAAGGGGTGATGATATGCTATTTAATCAAGTCATTAATCTTGTGTTAGAGACACATGCATCAAACGATGTCGGAGACACAGTGACAACACAAGTAAGACGTAAAGTGTTTGCTGATAAGCAATCGGTAAGGCAGTCCGAGTATTATCAAGCCGGTGCAACAGGCATGAGACCGGAGTTGATGTTTGTGATCAGGGCGATCGACTACAAAGGTGAGCCGAAAATCGAGCACGGAGGCAAGCAGTACACCATCACAAGGACTTACTGTACAAAAAGTGAGTTTGTAGAGCTGGTATGTCAAGGGGTGGTCAACAATGGCTAATGCGCCTAAACCGGTTGTAATCAAAAAAGGCGAAGTGACCTTCGTGTCATCGGTCGACAGATGTCAGTATACCATCACCGAGCTGTCAAAGATGGCATTGAGAGATGTGGCAAAGCTTCTGCGCCAGAGGGTAAAGGCAACGGGGAACCTTCCTGTAAAGACCGGAAACCTCAAGAAGAACATCGGCACTTGGGTCAGAATCAATAAAACAACGGGGAAACCTGAGCTTCAAATCGGTGTTTACGGCCGTGAAAAGGCAAAGCAAAAGAATCTCGACTATGCTTTTTATGCTCCGTACTTGGAGCTTGGTACAAAAAAATCGGAAAGCGGTAAACGGAGGCAAAGGGTTTTTAAAGCATGTTGTAAATGCAAGTATTAACGACATCCGCAGAATCGAGGGGCAGTATCTTGCGGCGATAGAAGACGAAAACAAGGCACTCGGACTGATCGAGGACGGAGAGGAGATCGCCGATGATTAATCTAAGAAAACAAATAACAGGTGTTTTGCAGACGGTCACCTCCGATGTTTACTACCAGACGGCTCCAGAGACTGCCGATTTCCCATACATTGTTTACGATCTGACAAGCGTCAACCTCTATGGGGAGTACAACACCGCAATGTTGGATGTCGATATATGGGACTACGGAGATAACAGTTATCAAGTGGAAACTCTCCTGGCAGTACTACGCAATGCGCTTAAAGGAAAGACAATCCACACTGACGACTTCTCGGCCGCGCTATACGGAGAGACTGTTTTGTCTTTGTCCGATCCCGATCCGAAAACCAGGAGAAGGCGGGCATCGTATCAGATAAACATTTTTGAGAAAGGGGACTGAATATGAAAATATCAGCGAAACAGCGCGAAAATATACAGGTCGATTACGGCCTAGTATATGTAGACTACGGCGAAGCCACCCAAAGACAGCTTGCGCCCACCAGAGGCGGAGCGACTGTCACAATCACTCCGACATATCGGGATATCGAGTATGACGGAAGCACAGGGAAAGCAAAAGGTATGCAGGTTTTGGATGCCATAGATGTGTTGGCAAACATCCCGTTGATGGACACAAGCATGGAAAATCTGGCCTTGGCACTGCCTTACGCGACACTTACTGGTGACGGAGGTGTCAATCCGTACAAGATAACCGTAAAATCAAGCAATATCGGAGTGTTGCCTGATAGTGCATACCTTAAAAACATTACTGTATTTGCGAAGCTCCTCGGCGGAGGTTACAAAAAAATTGCTCTTTTCAATGCAATGAACGAGGGTGCTTTTTCTTTGGCCGCTGTGCCTAAATCGGAAGGAGTGGTCAACATGGAAGTACACGCACATTGGGATGCTGAGGATGATGCAGTGGATCTGTGCGAGATCGAGGACATCGAGACCATATCGGATGACAGTACACCTCCGACAGTGGTGACCGTGCCTGCTGATGCTGTCACCGGAGTAGTTGCGTCAGACAATCTGACTGCAACCTTTAGCGAGGACGTGCGCCAGGGCGACATCAATCCGGGAAACTTTATCTTGATCAAGGCATCCGACGGATCCGTGGTGGACGGGTCTTTGACCTACATACCTGCGACAAAGATGGCTACTTTTGATCCCACATCCAATCTGGCGGCAAACACGGACTACATATGGATAATCTCCAATGTGAGAGATCTTGCGGGTAACAAGATGGTGACTGTTGCGGTCAACTTTAAGACGGCATAACGGGGGCTCGATAGTCCCCGTTTCTTTTTGGTTAAGGAGGTTTAGATGATAACAACGGATAAAGCTTTGGATCTAGTGCCGTACATGGTGGATATATATGACAAG